TCGCGTGGAAAGATACAGCAGAATAATTCAATGACCATTAACACAGTACCAACGGAAGCACTCAACGCCAGCATTGTTGAAGTGAAACTTAACTCGGCGGTGATGTTCGGGATGCAGTACAATCTCGAATGTTATTCAGTCCGTAATCTAACGGACGAGGAAGGCAAACCAGTTACGGCGACCGGACTAATTCATACCGAGTTACTCCAAGTCACCGGCCCTAAGTGGAAAGATTGGACTCCAGACGCAGCGGCAAGCGACGAGGCGTATATTGCTGGACTCGCGTTGACTCAATTGGGCTTGGAAGCTGCGCCAGTTGAGGAAGCTGCACCGGCTGAATAACGAGGTGATGCTTGGGATCGGACACGGCCAACCTAATCCAGACGCTGGGGTTCCCAGTTGTCGCAGCGGCGGCGGCGGGTGTGTTCGGGTACAAGATCGTTTTCTACGTCTTACGAGATTTGAGCGGAGAGATCAAAGAACTCTACACGATAATTGTTAAGCTGATTGACAGGTTAAATGGAAACGATAAAGAGACAAACAAGCTTGCCAAAGAAATCGCCATGCTGCGAGTCGAAGTCTCGTCACTGTACAAGTGTATGGGGATCTCGAAAAAACCGGTTAAGCGGGAGCGCGATGAATAGATTTTTTGTGATAGTCGGTTTGGGCGTGTTCGTGATCCTGGTGGGTGCCGGGTGCAAGAGTCTCTCGGGTAACCTAGAGATCGACACTCCGTTTTTTGACGTTACATACGAAGGACGGGAGTGAGTTTTGACGATTTCAAAGTCATCGGAGCAGGCGGCGGCGGGATCTCGTCGTTCTACATGCAGCTAGGCGAGATGGTGCAGATCGGCATAGGAATTTTGACGCTAGTTTACATAGGACTGAAAATACGGAAGCTAATTTTAGAGAAATAACGATATGTTAAGAAGCAAAACAATGTGGGCTGCCGTGACTACTTGCGTGGGCACGGCGGCGGCAATAATGACGAATGAGATGACGCTTGCGGAAGGCTTGAACCTCATAGTTCCGGCGATCCTCGCAATCTTCCTCAAGCACGCGGTCTCCAAGACCCAGGACACCGCTCAGGCGGCAGTTGAGGCAGCGAGCAGCATCTCACCCGCCCCGACGAAAAAAGTCGTTAAGAACGCAAGCTAGGAGGCTTAAATGGCAGGACTAACCACCACACAGACGTTCAGCGATGGTGACACGGTCACTGCCGCGAAGTTGAACAACATCGTATCGAACTGTTCGATTGACGCGGATGCTGTAACCACGGCAAAGATCCTCAATGCGAATGTGACGCTCGCCAAGATGGCGACTCTCTCGGTGGACACCGGGCAGTTGGTGAATGACGCGGTTCAGAACAGCAAGCTGAACGACATGGCGGCCAAGACGGTCAAAGCCAACGCGACAAACGGGGCTGCCAACCCGACCGATGTTCCAATTGTTACGAGTCAAATCTTGGCGGGAACGAGTAACTCGATCAATGCGGTTAGTTTTACCACCGACCTAGAGATGGTCGATTCGTCTGATGCGGTTAAAACCGACAACACGGCGGCGAAGATCCGAGTGGCGGCAACTTTAATTGGCGGAAAAGCATCCGTTACTGCTGATGAGTTGGACGAGATACTCATCAAAGGTGCAACCGATGGTGCGCTAAAGCGAGCCACCGTGAAGTCGGCGGTGCAGTCCCAGGTGGCGTCTACTGTAGCCACTGGTGTTTGTGAGTTAGCCACTGCTACCAAGCTGATTGATCCGTCTGGAGCGGTAGCTAACGATGTTATTTCCGCCTCTACCGGCGCACCGATGTTGGCGAAAGCGTGGGGATATTTGAAAACATCGGGGGGTTCAATTGCCGCCGGTTCGATTCTTCAAAACTGTACTGTATCTTACACAAGTACCGGGACGTTTGCGGTTTTATTTGATCCTACGGATGTGCCATCAGTAAAATACATGGTCATGGGTAACGGCAGATCGGGGGCTTATGCGCGTGGGTTACAAGTGGTTTCCTCGTCTTTAGCAACAACCGGTTTTACTTTTGTAACAGTAGACACAGAAGATACATCGGGAGCGGCAAGAGACCCAGACGGTGGCGTTCAATTTGTGGTTTACGGTCTGACATCATGACGTTAATCGACATAGCAACGTATGTTTGCAACCTGGTCAACAAGACGGACGATACGTCGAAGACTCGGTGCAAAGAGTTTGTGCGACAGCATCATGCAAACGTCATCAATTCAGCGTTGTGGCGCGAGACGATTGACATCGATCAGACCACGCTGCCATTCGACGGTCGAATGACGCAGATAATATTGGACGATGGCGGAACCGGATACACCTCCGCACCCACTGTGTCTTTTACTGGTGGTGGTGGTACTGGTGCCACTGCTGCTTGCGAGATCGGCGGTGGTGCGGTTACGAAAATTTATATTCAGAACGCGGGAACCGAATTTACCTCCGCCCCAACGATAGTCTTCACCGGGGGAGCGGGCAGCGGGGCATCGGCAACTGCGATAGTGGACTCATTGGCGGACGAGATGGTTTGTCCGCAGAAGTTCGAGACGATACTCGGGGTGAGTTACAACCAGCAGAACCTATTGCCGACTCAGTTGATCACCCAGTTCATGACCAACCCGGACAGTTTTAAGAGCGATGCAAACTCTGCTCAGTTTAGTGTTATTGATAGTTCGGGGATCAATTTTAATCCTAATTACGGTGCTATTGAATTTATGTCCAGCGACAGTGCGGACAACGGTAAGCAAATCACGATTGTTGGCGAACTGGCGGGACAGGAACTGACGATGCAGAAAGAGACCGTGACACTTTCGAGTTCGGTTCTCACTACCGAATCCTGGTCAGCAATTCACTCACTCAGCAAAGAAACGACCACCGGATACGTCCAAGTACGAAACCCGCTGAAGACAAGCGACTATTTCTTTTGGCCTGAGTGGGAAAACGTTTCAAAGTTTCAACGCATTAAGTTTTTTGACCGGCCAAAGTATGACGCGAGTAGCCCGGTGAATTTGTACATCGTCGGCAAGAAGAAGATCCAGCCGATGGTCAGCGATTACGACACGCCGATGGTTGCGGGGATCGACAACGTGCTGATTCACTTTGCGACCGGCGACATGCTGAAACGGTCACGGCAGTTCGGTAAAGCGCAGTTGGAGATCCAGCAAGCGAACGGACTGATGCAAGTGGCGCGTGACCAAGAGAACAATCAAAGCGCGAAGGAAGTCAGACTGATACCCGATGTGTACGGTATGGGTTACACTCGAAATGACTTCGGATTTTAAATGCCTGTCTATTACAACGATGGACTCGATGACCCGGTTCAATACGACCGGCAAGCTAGTTTTGTTGGCGGCCAGATAAGCAACTTCCGCGAGAACCTCCTCAACGAGTCCCAGGCGGAGTCGCTCAAAGACCTGGACGCTGCGAAGAACGGTGTACTGAAGACCCGGCACGGTTTCCATCGGTTTGCGGATTTAATTGCGGCAGTTAATGCGATGTCCGAGCCTCCAACTCGCCAACCCACAAACACCCAAGGACTCGCTTATTTCGATACAGACGCAAAAGAGTCACTAGTCGCGTTTGTAAATTCTCACATCTACGCAGTCGATTCGGGTGGAACGGTTGCTACTATCGGAACCGGGAGTGCAAACAGCACCACCGCCCGGGTTGATTTTTGCCAGGTGTCGGACAAATTATTTTACGCTTCCCACTCGGGAAACAACAAGATCGGTCAGGTGTCATGGTCGGGTTCCGCGTGGGTGGTAAAAGAAGCAGGCGGGACGAGTCCCACAAACAGCAAATTTTTAACGAACAACGGTTACCGCATATTCGCTTATCAACCCAGCGACGATCAGATTTATGTCAGCGACATTCTCCCGGACGTTACGTCAACGGGAACGACCGACATTTTTAATAAGACGGTAAATCTTCCGTTTAAAGTCGGACTCGGTGACCCGGTCACCGGCATGGCAAGTTGGGTGGGGTTCAACCTAGTGGTGTTCTGTAAGAACTCTTGCTATGTGGTGGACACCAACCCGGTGGTCGCCGCTACCGGGGCAACCGCAACCACCACCGCCAATTTCACCATCCGCTCGATCTCTCAATCGGTGGGCTGCCTGAGTCACGGGTCGATTGCCCAAGTTGGCGAAGATTTATTTTTCCTCAGTCGGTCGGGAGTACGTTCGATCCGCCGCACGATGGAGGAGAACATG